AGCCGTCCATAATGCGTCCTTCTCAATTTGCGCTTGTTGACGAACTGATAATCTATGGTAGCATTTGTATGCGATAGTGACAAGTCATATTGATGATAAATTGGAGACGCCTAATGGCGGAAATAAAACCCTCTCGGGAACGGGAAATTAGCGATGATGATGGGTGCGCCTATGTCCTAGACGAGGCCAACGGCCGTCGGGTGTGTGGGGCTCCGCGCCGGCAAGCCTCCTCCTATTGTCCGCGTCATCATGCGGTTTGCCATATAAGTTCGGGTACCAACGCGGAAGCCGCGCGGCTGCGCGAGGTCGAGGCGCTCGCGAGCGCGGTGGGGGGGCGTCGCGCTCGGCGGCAGGCAGAACCGTCGCGACAGTTCCTAAAGCGGCTGGAGCAGGCTATCAGGAGTTTCTCATGACCAAATTGTTCACTATACGTTCTAAAGGACGGCCGGCGCCGATTCACCCTCAGAACAACAGGTCAACTGCGGGAGGTGTCGACCTAGGACCGACGCCAGAACGTCGCGGTCATGGCCAAGTCGAGCGGTTGGAGCGGACGATTGGCGATAGTGCCGGTCGGCCGGGGCGGCCGTACCGTGTCGTTGATACGCTTGCCGCAATGGAGCGTCGGGGCTCGATAACAACGGGGATGCGACAAGCCGGAGAAGACTTTCGTGCTCGCTTCAAAACCGCGCAACTCGACCCTTTGAAGGCTTTCGACATATCGCAGCCAATGGGCGGCCGCAACACGGCTCGCCCTTTTAGTGAGGAGCCGGGTTTAGGCATCGAGAATGCGCGCGAAGTGGTGTGGCACGCGGTACTCGCAGTGGGAGGCCTCGGGTCGGCCGGAGGCTCGTGCCTATGGCATGTGCTAGGGTGGGAACGGTCCCTAAAGGAGTGGGCACTTGAGCGAGGCTGGAGGGGCAGACCGGTGAGTCAAGAAGTGGCCTCGGGGATATTTATTGCGGCTTTGGGAGCGCTCGAGGTGCATTTAACGAATAAAAAACCAGGACAACGCTAAATTCGCAATTGACAAACCCGGATCGATCTGGTATGAATCTCGTAAATTGGCAAGGTGAGTTCTGCGTAGCGGCGACCCAAGGTGTTGGGCGGAGTGGCGCGGCGCGCTTTGCGGGCACCTTCACGTTATGAGTACTGCTTGCCTGCCGGCAATTTTGAGGTCTGTAGGCCTCGCTCAATAGCGCGGAGGTTCACGCGCGGTGATGCGCCCCAATCGCGACGCCTAAAGCGGTAGGGCGAAAGCCGACAACGTCGATAAATCGCAGCGCAGAAAGCAGCACTGCCGTAGCCTCCGCATGTTCGGCTATTGTTTCCGCGCGAGCAGCCATGAATGAACATTAGCCGGAGATCTCGCCGAGCATGCGCGCGCCGTATTTGCACTCCGGTTGGTTTTGCTGCGCTGCCTGCGGCATCCAGGAATGAGATTATCGGAGCCCTGAGCCCGGCAGAAGCTCGGTCGCTGCTATGTGATTGGTCGTTTTGGGCGCGCCCAAGTCAGCTTCCTCCCGACGGTGATTGGCGGGTGTGGCTTCTCCTCGCCGGGCGAGGTTTTGGTAAGACCCGAACGGGGGCAGAGCAAATTCGCGCGCGAGCGACGCGAACTGCGAGGCGTCTAGCACTCGTCGCACCGACGGCGATATCCCGAGGCCTGGGACATGCTGATGTTGGGCCTGCGGCTGGGGGCCGATCCGCGAGTGGTGGTGACGACGACGCCGCGGCCGACAAAGTTAATTCGCAAGCTCATAGCAGATCCGACAGTCGTGGTGACTCGCGGAACAACGTATGAAAACAGTGCCAACCTGGCCCCGGCATTTCTCGGACAGATCGTGCGCAAATACAGGGGGACATGGCTTGGCCGACAAGAGATCGAGGCCGAGCTTCTTGAAAATGCGCCCGGAGCCTTGTGGAACCGCGGAATAATTGAAGCGACGCGGGCTTCCGGAACCCCCGAGCTCTCGCGGGTGGTGGTCGCAATCGATCCGGCTGTAAGCGCAACCGAGGGATCGGACGAAACAGGCATCATCGTGGCCGGCAAGGATCACGGCGGACATGGGTGGATCCTGGCTGACGCCTCGGGGCGGTTCCAGCCATTGGAATGGGCGAAAACTGCGATTGCGGCTTATCGCGCGCATTGCGCGGATCGAATTGTTGCCGAGGTCAACAACGGGGGCGACATGGTCGAAGCGACGCTGCGGGTCATCGAACCGAACGCCCCGTTCGCCGCGGTACGCGCTTCACGCGGGAAGGTTACCCGGGCAGAGCCCGTGGCGGCTCTTTACGAACAGGGGCGTGTACACCACCTGGGCGTGTTCCCTCAGCTGGAAGACCAAATGTGCGCCTTCACACATGACGCACACGGTAATTCCAACATTCGTTCCGTCGGTTACTCACCTGAGCGAGTGGACGCACTGGTTTGGGCATTGACTGAACTCTTAATCGAGCCAATACCGGGGGAAGGAATTTACGAGGCGTACCGTCAGCTAAGCGATCAGTTGGCGGATACTGCTCGCCGGAAATCTCCCCGCTAGTGGCCCATTTCTAATCCGCGCTTGGAAGGAGCTCATCATTGACGTTACTAGTCAAGGATGCAAACACCACGACGCAATCGATCTCCACCCAGTCTGATGTTGTAGGCAATCTAGTCCCCGTGCATACGCCGGCAGCAATAAGTGGCGGCATAGCAACCCCGGTTGGTCCATCGGCTCCTCTTCCCGTGATCAACACCGCTGGGATTGCCGCAGTCGATGGTAGCGGGGCGGTGGTGACAGGGGGAATGGCGCAGACCCTGTTCGCAGGGGTGGTTCCAGTAAATGGCTATCTCGTCGCCAACAACTCTTCGGCCGTGCTCTATGTTTCGGATGTCGGTGCCGCAAACCCCGGCGGGACGTCGATCCCCATCGCCGTTGGCGCGGTGTTTATGACACCGTCTGGCTACAAACCGGCGGGACCCATTAGTCTATACGGCGCCACAACCGGGCAACCCTTTGCCGCGCGGAGATGGTGATGTCTCCCAGTGGGATCGCCGACTCTGCGGACCCTGCCAATCTACAGATAACCGTCGTCTGCTGCGCGCTCGCCTTTGGGCTGACGGTAATAATTGCGACGATGATGCCGGCGGCCCAATTGGCCCGTAATATGGCCGATTTCAGAAAATCAGTTATCGGAAGACGCACAGACCAGACGCCAGGGGAGAAGCAACCGTCATTTCCGTTGCGAATCGGCCTTGGTGTTCTTCGCCTCGTTGCCTTTGCTTTCGGATTGGGAATAGCGCTCCCTGCGCTAGCTCAGACGATCACCGGTTCGTCTCTCACCATCACAGGCCCGTCCAACTTACAAGGCGCAGTGACGATTTGCTCCGGACATCCCTGGGTGGACGTCCGCTGTAACGGCGCCACCGGGGACGGGAACCATGATGATACGACCGCGATAAATACGACGATCTCGACGGCGATCACGAATAATTGGCCTGCCTATCTGTCGGCTGGCACCTATAAGGTAACTTCTCAAATTACGATTGATTACGCGGGCCAAGCGAGCACGGGATTTCGTCTCATATCGGAGGCTGCGGTAATCGACGGGCGTACAATCCCTTCTGGTCCCGTGTTACAGATAGAATGCGGCGGCGGTACGACCGACAACCCAACTGGATGTTTTTATCTCAAGGAGGAGGGAACGTTATTCGTCAATGGGAACACGTCGAGCTATGCAGTCGTCATAGGTAAAGCCGACCTCTCCGATGCTCACAACTCGGCGAAGATCGACCATCTGATCGTAAATAACGCCAGCACAGCCGCCGGAGCAGGAGGGTGCCAACTTAATTACCTGCTCGACAGTGATGCGTACGTGATCTGTGTTTCTTCTGGCGGAGCAGCTGGCCTCGCACTCGAGCAGGTTCAGTTCTCCCGAATTTCCGGTGCTGGTACGGCAGAAGGGCCCGGTGGCCGCGGGCTGGTACTAGAGAATGGATATAACTTCAGCAACACCTTTCTGGCTTTGGACTTGGAAGTTTCGCCGACTTGTCTGTCTATTACCTTTAACCACAACGGGCTTAACACTTTTGTCTCGCCCTATTTTAACTGCGTGACGGCGGTCAATGCCACTGCCAGCACAAGCAACGTGTTGATCAACCCAAATTACGGTGGTGCCACAGTCAACTATGGTCCGCTCTCCGTGTTGATGATGGGTTGAATATATCGAGTTATAACGCGACTGGCACGTCGATGGCAGTGAGCCTGCCGCCGATTTCGAATCTCAACGCTGGATGGGAGCGTGGGGTTTGCCTCCGATAACGGCAAAGGTATGACTATCAGCACGACGAGCGGTTCGATCATTTCGGGCAGTAAGAGTGTAGGGTCAAGGGTCACGGTCGGTGCTACCAATGGAGGGAAGTGCACGATAACATTCGCCTCATCCTGGCCCAATCCGCCGGTTTGTTCGGTGTTTGATGAGACCAACGGAAATCTCGTGCGGCCATCAGCGGTGTCGACGACGAGTGTGGCGCTGACGGGGACGCTGTCAGCCGGCGACCGTCTTGTGTACCAATGTGTCGGTTACCAATGAGTGCACTCGCTCGCACGGCTCGATATAGTGCTTGAACCGACCCGCGTGAACGGAGCTTCACCGCGCCTGTCTGCGATGCGGGCGCTCCGGAAATCCGCCAAGATTGACACCAGATCATCACAGGAGTCGCACTGATGCCCTCTGGCGGCAAGCGATCGTCAATTGCGTCCTATACCTGGAGCGGTTGGGAGCCCCGGACCGATTTGACCGGATTTCGCGATGTCTTCCAGCCCGATCAAGGGATCTTCGCACCGGGTTATCCGCTCGTTCCAACGGAACGGGAACGGGTGCGGCTCTGGGATTTTCCGGTTGGCTACAACACCACCTACACACCGCGCTCATATGAGAGCATTGGGTTTGCCGAGCTCAGAGCGCTGGCCGACAGTCATGACATCACTCGACTGGCGGTCGAGACGCGAAAGGATCAAATCGAAAAACTGCAATGGACGATCAAATCGCGCAACGATAAGTCCCCGACACCGGACACCAAATCAAGGATCGACAAGCTAGTCGAATTCTGGCGCATGCCTGATGGTGAGCAGCCTTTCGCGACCTGGCTTCGGGAGGCCCTCGAGGATGTTCTCGTACTGGACGCGCCGGCATTCGAGATACGTCGGAACCGTGGTGGCGAGATCATTGGTCTCGATGTTGTCGATGGCGCCACGATCAAAGTGCTGATGGATGATACCGGCCGTCGGCCGCGACCGCCGGCGCCAGCCTATGAACAAGTGATTCATGGACGACCGTGGCGTCTCCTGACCAGTGATGACTTAATTTACATTCCGCGGAATCCGCGTCCGCACAAAGCTTATGGCTGCAGTCCGGTCGAACAGATCGTGATGACGGTGAATATAGGATTGCGCCGTCAGGTGATGCAACTGCAGCATTTTACCGATGGCAATGTGCCTCCAGGCCTGCTCAATGCACCGGACGGCTGGAGCCCAGAGCAGATCCGTCAATTTCAAGAGTGGTTCGATTCAATTCTTGCGGGAAACACCGGTACCCGTACCCGGCTTATATGGGGTCCGAGCGGCGCCAAATACCAGGCCTTCAAGGACGGGCCGTATAAGGATGATTTTGACGAGTGGCTAGCTCGAATTGTCTGCTACGCTTTCTCGTTGCCTCCCACGGCCTTCACCCCGCAAGTCAATCGAGCCACCGCTCAGACGGCGCAGCAAGCCGCACTTGAGGAAGGACTCGCCCCATTGCTCGGCTGGATTAAACGGCTCGTCGATGGTATCCTTCAAAATAATATGGGTCAGTCGGACCTTGAATTCATTTGGCTGGATGTTCGGCCGCCCAATCCAACGGATCAAGCAACAATACTGGGCGGTTACGTAAGAGATGGAATATACACGCTGAATGAGGCGCGAGATATGTTGGGACTCAGTCCCGTCGAGGGCGGTGATGAGCCCATGTTCCTAACCCCACAAGGGCCAATGCTGTTGCGGGACGCAGGTTCATCGAAGACGACCTCGAGCTGATGGGGTTGGACGTTCCACACATTGAAAGAGTTCTCCGCTCCTAGGTTTTGATAACCGAACCGTGGCCCCGAAATCGTCGGCGATGGTTAAAGCTTCCCTCACGAGGGGCCCAGATGGCAAATGGAGCAGAGCTCCCGACGTCATCAAAACCTGAGTGGATAAGCGCACATAGCACACAGCGGTAACGGGCTCTTGTGATGCTTCACGCCCGAACTCGCGAGCCGAGATCTATGGCCAAGCCCGAGATAGGAACAGTAAGAGGCTCTCATGAGTGTTCTACCCTCCGATATTGTAGTATACGGCTCGGCGAACATGCCCGAGGCGGATGGAGCAATCATTGGTGGCTCCATTGACTTTACTCGGCGAGTGGCTTTCTACGACATCGCACCCGCTGGTAGCGTCGACGTCATATCAAGCTCTGCGGCCGATACGGCCACCAAGATCACTTATTACGGGCGTGACTCGACTGGGATTATTCAAAGCCAGACATTAAGCTTGAACGGTCAGACCTGGGTAATAGGCTCGCAATCGCTCGAGCGACTGCTCTATGCCGCATTGTCGGGAGCTTCGACGAATGGTCCGATCGTGAATCCCGGTGGAACGCCTGCGCTCGGTGATGTGGCACTCGCTGCCCACAGTTGTGTTCTGCCGGTCGGTTCAGTGACCACTGACGCAACTGTTCGTACCGCTCAAACGGGGTCTGCCAATCATAGTGGTTCTACGCCGGCCATATTCAAATTGCAATCGGGTGATGGTGCTGGCGTTACGGCCGGACAAATAATTTGGACAAAAAATGGCGCTGGCGCAAACCAGCTGCGCCAGATAATCGCCACGTCGGGTTACGGCACTGACGTCGTAGCAGTGAGCCGCGACTGGAGTACGGTTCCGGACAATACGACGACCTATAAGATCCTACAGGGCATGCTGTTCGATGTATCGCCAAACGCGGTGACCGCGGTGGTCCGCCTATTTTCGACGAGCTCAGCGGATGCACCGACTGGCTCGCAGCGGATTTATTATGAAAAGGTCTTCGTCGTAAATAACAACACGAGCACAGCACTGACTGGGGTCCAAATAGAGGTGGCCAGCGAGACGCCCGGCTTGCCGTCGGGTGCCCTCCTCGATCTCGCGTTGACAACAGCGCTCAACGATTCAGGCACCGTCATTAACCGACAAACCGCCCCCAGCGCCGGTGTCGGCTCCTTTGCCGCACAACCCACCTTTGTCGCCTTGCCGGGAGCTGGCAACCTGCCTTCGGGCTCGGCTCCAAACGCAGCTGGAGCGCAAGGAGTCTGGTTGCGGTTGACCCTGGCGGCCGGGACCGCGGCTTATAAAGGTTCCGCCGATCTGAGGACGCAGGGTACGACTACTTAATTTCTTTAGCGCCGAGGAAAGACCCACACAGAGACATTAAGATCCCGATTAGTATACCCAGTCGAAACACACTGCGTCTACCGGCTCCACAAGGGGTGCGGCGGCAAATCCTCGCTATCAACGAGTCTGGACATCCCGGTAAATCTGGGATTGGCTGCGGTCAATGTTCCTGATAGAGACACATTTTCCTGAGCTTACTTCAACGGCTCACGGACGGCGTGGGATGCCGGAGTGACATTTGCCACAGTCATGATCACAACACCACAAGCGCGCGCCAACCGAGACCGACTCTGCATGCCTACCGCTACTCAGCTAGCCGTTTTCTATGCAACAGCCAGCAAGATCCTTCGACGCAAAGTCATCCCTGACGATGATGCACAGCTCAGGACCCTGCGAGCTCCAAGGGGTGAGAGCATGCTCTTGATGCCGCTTGCCCTGCCCTATGACGACGCAGCTTGCCGCGCGGCGATCACCGCGGCCACTGGTGTTACGCCACCCGGTGGCCGATCCTGTATCGTGCACGATTCGGGAGACATAATCGAAGTTTGCAACGCTGATCCGACGCTGGACTCACACCCGCAGGGCAAGATTATCCCCAGCGAGAGCGCAGGGCTCGGCGACCGGTACATCGACGGGGTGTTTCTACGCCAATACGCCCTGCCGAGCCGTTCGTCCAAGAGCGTTTGGTTGCCAATCGTGGATTTGCCGCCTGTGCCAAGCGTGAACGTGTTCCCGACGGCCACGGCCCACCAAGCTATGGCACTTCGAGCGGCTGATGCTCCCCCGCTGGGCGACGAGTAATAAATTCCTGAAATCGATCGAAGCCTACGTGGCGTCTAACGCTTACCTCCTTGCGTCGGATAACCACACAACCGCGCATTATTTACGATAATTCGGATTAGTACGACGCAATGTCCACTGCAGTGCGATTCTAGTACCGCCGTGACTCAGATATTTATTATCTCCGGGACGTCGTGGACTGTACCGCTAGATTGGAACTCAGCCAACAATAGCGTCGAGACGATTGGTGGCGGTGGCGGCGGGCAGAGTGCAAACTCCGATTTTGCAGGCTCGGGGGGCGGTGGAGGGGGATATTCGAAAATCTCGAACCTTTCCCTTTCCGGTGGTGGCAGCGTAACGGTTCAAGTGGGTGCCGCAGGTTCACCGAACAGTGCCGGCGGGGACACATATTTTAATGGTACTAACCTCGCTGCATCCTCAGTCGGCGCTAAGGGTGGGGCGCCAGGATCGAACGCCTCGGGCGGTACCGGTGGCAACCAGGCCTTCGGTATTGGTACGACGAAGTATTCCGGCGGAGATGGCGGAACCGACAATGGCAACCCCTACGGAGGCGCTGGCGGTGGCGGCGCAGCCGGCCCAAATGGTAACGGGTCGAAAGGTGGGGGCCAAGCCACCGGTGTTACCGGTGGTGGCGGCGGTGGCGGTAATGGCGGCGGGGTATCGACATCAGGGCAGTCAGCCGATGGATCATCGAATATCGGCGGAAGCGGCGGGCTTGCTGCCGATGGCTCGGCCGGCGGGTCGGGCGGCGCAACTCGCGGTGCCACCGTCGGCGGTCCGGGCCTGCACGGTTCCGGCGGTGGTGGTGGCGGCGGCGGTGACGGCGGATCTGCGACCGCGTCGTCCGGGGGTGCGGGCGGCGCTGGTGTCGAGTTCGATCCGACGCATGGTTCGGGCGGCGGTGGCGGCGGCGGGTACTTCTCTGCGACACCAGGGAATGGCGGGCCGGGTGGCAGTTACGGTGGCGGTGGTGGTGGCGGTGGTTCTCCTACTGGATCAATTTTTGGTTTAGGAGGCACAGGCGGCGCCGGTACCATACTGGTTACCTATACTCCGGGAAGTACGACAGTTACTGCGGATTCATGGCTTGCACCAGAGTGTCAAACCAAAGGCATCAAGAATGAGCCGGTTGGCATCGGGTTCGAGCTCATAACTAAGGATGTCAAGCGAACGAACTTGGAAGAATCTGGCAGTACCTCGAGCGACGCTATTGCTTCTATCGAAAGCCTCCACGTGACTCCCAGGGATACGGCTCTTCCCACCGAGTGGCTAGGTGCGGCATCGCTCACCGCAGATATCCTACTGAGGCTCGAACATCTCGGATCACGCCGATCCGATTCGATGACACAAGCGGAATTTGACCCGCGCATTTTTACGATCTCCGGTCTTGCAGAAGAAGCGCTCGGGAAGTCGTTACACGACACGGCAACTACAGTAGAATATTCGGCTAGATTGCGTTCTGATCTTGCCATTCGGTCAGAGCTGGTCAGCCAGCTCCCGCACGACACGCGAACGTCAACGGAGATCCTCGGTTCATTGACTCACGAGGCGCTCTCTCCCTCGGAATCGCTGTCGGCTGGTGTACGGGTTATAATTGGCTCGCCCCTTGCTACGGAGTTCGCTGACCCCCCGGCGTTGCTTCTCGTCTCACCGGGGCGGCTGTCACGTTCGCCTGGCAAGATCCGCATACTGGCGGGGCCCGGCAGCGCGCACCCGCTCAGGGGTCAATGAGTTTTCGGATATCTGAGATGCGTCTAATAACTCCATTCGACCCAATCGAGGTCGGCGAAGTCGATAATTTCGTCTTTGACTTCACGACCGATATCGGTGCAGCGTCGATTGTATCGACGAGCTGGACGTGCGTGCTGGCACCGTACCAAACTGCAATTGATCCGGCACCGCAGTCGCGAATATTTTCAGCTTCGGCACAAACCGGTATCCTGTTGCGGTCACCGGTAGACGGTTCGTTACAAACGCGTTTGGGGTTATTCTCTGTCGCCTCAGTTGGCGGGATGCCAATCTCCGCTGCTGGCGGTACTTACATTCTCGAGGCCATCGTCAATCTGAGTGACGGCCGCGTCCTTAAGCTCAGCGCGACGGTCGATTGCAAGCTACCCGGAACGTAAGCCGGTTTCTGTAACCGCTGCTCGATAAGGGCAGGCGGCCAGAGACGGGATAGGCGCAGGATACGTGTTGCGGCCGATGGGTCCGGGATTGACATCTTGCGATACTGGCAACGCAGGATCCTTGGCGCAGTCACTTCGCTGACGGCAGTGTTCAGCTGTCCCCTCGATAATATTAACCCTGACTTCTGACTGGGGTACGAATAATGCGGCTCTATGGCGCAATCCAAAAGATCGAGCCTCAGGATGACGGGACCGTACGGGTGTACGGGATCGCAACATCTGAGGCGGTAGATGACCAAGGGGAGATCGTGCAGGCCGATGCGATGCGCACGGCACTTCCGGAATATATGCGGTTTCCAGCTCTCCGCGAAATGCATCAACTGTCCGCCGCTGGAACCACACTCGAAGCCGAAGTCTGCGAGGACGGCACAACCCGCATTGTGGCCCATGTTGTTGATCCAGTCGCCGTAGCTAAGGTCAAAAATCAGGTGTATCGAGGCTTCTCCATCGGGGGGCGAGTCTTGCAACGGGCGGCTGGGAATCCGAAGACCATCACAAGCCTGCTGCTAAATGAGATCTCGTTGGTCGACCGTCCGGCAAACCCCGAAGCGGTATTTGACCCAACTTGAACAGTGAGCAGGGATGGCGATCCGGTAAGTGATTGATTTGCCGTGATACGGAGGGTCGATTTTCGGATCTCGTCCAATAGTGT